CTGACGCTTGCGCTCTTCTGCCATCAATTCTTTCAACTTCTTAGTTGTGTGAACAACCATATCAGAAGTATTACTCGAACCAAACACTGCAAGACGAGCACGAACACCTAAATCACCCATGTACGTTGAGGTCTGGTCAGGACGACGTTTCAATGCGTCATTAACTGCTCGCATATCAGACTGAGACAACCACAGGTCTGGGTTGTTAGGGAACTCTTGTTTACGTTTCAGAGCGTCACGAATCGCATCACGAGTCAGGCGAATAGCTTTCGCATCATCACGAAGACCTACACGATTCAGAGAACCAGACAACGCATTCACTGAAGTATCAAACATCTGATACCCAATGTCAGAGGTAGAACTCAAGTTCTCAGGAATATTGTTCACCAGAGCTTCAGAGATAGCACCCACTTCATCTGGATTCTTACCCTTCATCTCGGCTTCAATAGCTGCCTTCATACTCTCTTCTACATCCCCACCTTTCACTTCAGCCTTGTCGATAGCTTCGTTAAGTTTAGCTTCATCAGCTTTCTTCTTCGCAGCTTCCATACGTTCAGCTTTAGCTTTGGCTTTTTCCTGAGCTAACTCAACACGACGAGTCTGAGCCTCATTTGCCTTCTTAACATTATCACGGAACAACTCAAGGTTATTCACTTGACGACGCCAGTTAGCAACTTCAGCAGGCTGTGACGTATTAGGTTTAGCCAGTGCAGCTTGTAACGCTTCCAACTCATTATCAATGTAGCTGTGCATTTTATTCATGACACTTTTCATGCCAGAATCGCTCAGACCAACACCTTTGTTACCACGGTTACGTGTACGAGTTGCTTTCTCAATTTCCTGACGGATTTCACGAGGAATTGTCACATTACCATCACCATCCACAAACAGGTCACGAGCATAGTCGTTCAGTTCGTTGTAGCTGTCTTGTGCAGTTGGTTTTGGCTTAGCTTCTGGTTTAGCAGCTTTAGTTTTGGTTTCAGTCTTAGCTGGAGCTTCTTCTGCGAGTAAACGCTTAACAAAGTTACCAACTTGACGGGCTGTATACATCTGACCCTCTGGAACGTTATCTTCTGCCATTCGTACAGCACGAGAGAACAATTCATCAGTAACCATGTCAGAAGCAGAACGCATATCAGTTTTAAGCTGTGCTACGGCTTCGTCACGCTGTTTAATTGTCTTGGCCTGAGTAGACTCTTCAACATTATCAACAACACGTTGAGCGGCTGCTTTAGCATCTTCTGCCAACTTAACCTTATACTCAGCAACAACAGAAGGCAGAGCCTCTTTAACGCTTGAGTAACCACGTTCTTCCATAGTACGAGTTAGTGCATCCATACCACCATGATAATCAATAGCAGCATAAATACCCTGCTCTGAAATACCTGAGTTTGGCTGTGCAGCATAACGCTTGATATTCTGTTCAGTGCTTTCACGGAACTCTTTGGCTTTACGCCATTCTGGAGTACGTGGCATAGCAGAACTAACATCTTTGTTCTTGACTTTGGAGAATTCAGCTTCACGCTGTTTCAGTGGCAGCATCACTTTCTCTTTATAGTCAACAGGTTCGCTAGGAGCCTCTGTACGAGCTTCTGGAGCTTCGGTAGTAGAAGTGCCTTCCACTTGTGCTGGAGCTTCTTGTACGGCTTCTGGTGCAGCCTCAACAGGTTCTTCAACTGGAGCACGACGCTGAGAATCAACACGAGCATCCTGAGCCATCTGTTCTTGACGAGCAGCACGTTCAGCAGCTACAACCTCTGGGTCAACTGTAGGCTCACTCACAGGTGCCTCACGGCTTGGAGTACGTGCCATAGTATCATCCATAGGAGCACGAGGTACTGGTTCCACAGGAGCTTCTACAGGCGTTTCTACAGGTGCTACAGGTTCTACTAGAGCGGTTTCCATTGGAGCAGTTGTATCTGCTGGGTTGATACCCATATCACGCAGATTATTTGCTGCTTCATCAGCCGCTGCTGCTGTATTACCCTGTTCCAGATGTTCTTGCATACGAGCCTGAGAGGTATTCTGTGCATTCTGGATGAATTCATCAGCCTCAGAACGAGCTTGGTCGAATGCTTTACGGTTCTTCATAGGACGAAGAGCACCACGAGCCAGACGAGTAACAGTACGAACTGGAGGTAAACCAAACTTCATCAGGAGTGCATCAGAAGCCAAATCACCTGCAACAGCACCTTTACTATTCTCTTTACCTTCCTGTTTCAGAGTATTCGGGTTGTACTCATGAATACTTGGGTTCTGTGCATGGAATACATCAGAATAAGTATAAGCTGCCTTGGCAGTTTTAACAGGGTTGAATGCTGTACCATCAAAGTTCTTGAGGTCTTTCAGCATACCAACTTCATTCAAAGCTCGCATTAAGGTGATAGAGTTGTTACGGAGTGAACCATCATCCAGCTTATGAAGTGATTTACCAGAAGAATACTTGCTGATACCATCATCAAGAGCTTTAGCAGCATTGAGAGCAACGTTATAGTTCGGGTCAATACGACCTTCGGAGTACAGTGAACTATTCTTATCCTGAATCATGTTCTGAAGGTTGTTACGTAAAGAACGAATAGGAGACAGAATCTCAGCATAACCTTCATCGAAGGAGTTACGCAGGTTTTTCATCTGAATCTCAGAGTTATAACCCTGTTCTTTTGCTTTCTCTTTACCGAACATTAATGGAGACATATCAGCGTACAGAGTACCACCTGCCTGTTCCAATTCACGCTCTGACTTGCCCATAATATCACGAGCCAAGTTACGACCACCAACTTCCACATCCATTGCTTTAGCAGTTAATGGAGCACCTTTACGCTGAGCAAGAGCCAAGGCTGAGAGGGCTGCATCATCTGCACCTGCTGAACCCATAGACACATCAACCATATCATTGATTTTAGCGCTAGAGTCTGCTGTGATTGGCATATCCATAAGTTCATTAAACTGGTTGCCATATTCGTTAGCATGTTCTGCTGCGTTGTTACCAAAGTCAGAGTGGACACCACCAGTTTCCTGATTGATTACGTTCACATCACTCTGAACACGACGACCATCATCATTGATTGGACGTTGGAAACGCTGAGCAAAACCACCCATGTTACGGGCTGCCATGTTAGCACCATGTAAACCACCACCTGCTACAGCACCAACACCAAATGCTTCACCTACGTTTTCATCCCAAGGACGACCCATAGCGATGTTCTGATAAGCAGTCATTGCTGCGTTACTTGTACCAGCCTGTGCTGCCTGAGCACCTAATTCACCTGCTACACGAGCAGTTGGGCGAGTCAGACCACGAGCAATGTTTACACCTTTACTTGCCAGACCTGCTGTTGCATAGTCAGTAACACCTGATGCAATACCAGTTGTCAGTGCATTACCCATATCATAACTCTGACCTGCTTCCTGCTGCTGTGCAAGAGTGTCAGCCGTTGCCAGACCACCAAGTGCAACTGCACCCGCTTCTGGGGCTGCAATACCTGCTGCAACAACTGGAGCATAAGTACCAACATCAGCGGCAAAGCCTGAAATTGTACCTAATTTACTACGTTCCTGCTGGTATTCTTTACTTGCGATTTTAGCTTTAGCCAATTCATAATCAGACGCATCTTGGTCAGTTACAGTGGCTGCAAGGGCGTTACGACCCATACGATTCCAACCGGAGGTCATGGTGTCCCAAATGGAACCATCATCTGCTGGTTGTTCTGGGGATTGCATTTGAGGGGCTTCTTGAGGTGCTGGAGTATCATTATAACCGTTCTGGCTATTAATGTACTGAAGCATTTGGTCTTGGGACGTACCTTCTGGGAAGTTATACGTCTGACCATTAAAAGTAGCGCTAGGCATGTTAATCTCCTTTGGAAGGGGCTGTTACACCCCTTTAGATTTTAGATTAATGAAACGTCACGTTACTACGAGACGCTTTTGGTTCCCAATTCCCAATACCAGCACCGTTAGCTTGGAACTTAGTAGCTGCACGAGCACGGTCGGCACCAATCTTAGGAATAAGGTTTTCGTACATTGACTGAAGGTTGTCAACAACGACTTGGTGTTCAGTACCAATACCACGGTTAGAAGATGCAATAGCACGTTCAATTTCACCGGAAGTAGGAGCACCACGTACACCACGAACAACTGCATTAGAAGCTTGACCCCACCAAGTACGTGGACCAGCAATATCAGATGCATCATGACGGTCGATTTTACCCAAACCACCCTGCATTGCTTTACCGTATGATTCCTCATACTGGTCATAAGCTGCTGCTGCACCTGCTGTATCACCTGCATCAAGTAACTGCTTAGCTCGCTGTGCTGCTTCTTGAGCAACTGCCATACGAGAGCGTTTCAAGTTACTATCATCGGTGAATTTCTTACCTTGCTGGAGAATCATTCGAGCTTCTGGGTTAGTTACACCCCACTCTGGACCTTCACCTGCTGCTGCCTGTTTAGCCGCATACTTAGATTTCTCAAAGTTGAGACGTTCACGAGACAGACCAAGCTGAGCATTAGAGTTCGCAATTGAGTTACGAATCTGAGCTTCAGACAGTGCATCTTTACGCTGTTCACGACCAAGCTGATACTGACGCATTTCAGGAGAACCTTCGTACAGCGCATTATCAAGCTGCTGCATCTGGAGTCTCTGCTGAATCATCTTCATCTGTTTCTCTTGTGGAGAAGTCAGAACTTTAGAATCACCAGTACGTTTCCACTCTTCGATTTCAACAGGGTCATAACCTTGTTTAGCCAAATCTTCAGCCCAATAGCTACGACGCTCTTCACCATACATCTGGTTAAAAGCCTCACCTGCTGCACCAAAAGAAGTAGCCAAATCATTACCACTTAACAGGTTCAAACCAAAAGAGATAAGACCCATGTTAAATGAATTTGACTTATACCAAGCAGGAATCTTGTTCTGGTCAAATGCAGCCTGTTTACCGGTCTCATTCAAGCTCATATCCTGAACCTGAGACTGAGTAGGTGGAGAAGGTAGTGGAGTGTTCACATTACCTGAGAAACCACCAACACCTTTCGATTTGTTCTCATTCAGTGCTGAGATGTGACCAACGGGGTCTTGACCTGCATCTGGAACTGGTTTATAGCCTTGAGCCTGTAAATCTGCCTGTTCCTGCTGAGTCTTTTGGATGCCCGATTGAATCTCATTCTGTTTATCCTGTGCCTGATTAGCTGGAGATAAAGCACCTTGCATATCCTTGGCTTTATAACTCTTATATGCTGCAAGTTCTTCTGGAGAAGCAGGATACTGACCACCATGTTCTGCTGCATAATCACGTTCAGCCATTGAATCTGATACATAGTTAGCTGTTGGGCCAACAACATAATCAGACAGTGGTTGTGCAACATATTTGTTTGTCAAGTCATTTGCATACAGATAAGCATCTTTTGGAACATTAAGGACAGCTTTACCAGCATCAATCAAACTGTTTAGTGTAGACTTACTATTAGAAGTCTGAGGATTGTAATTCCCAGCAATAGTATCAATCATACCACTTGCTGAGACATTATCATACATGCCAGCCATTACTGACCTCCTTGCATCTGTGCAGCCTGTTCAGGTGTTACACCTTCTGGAGGAACGCCCGGAGACTGTTCTTGCTGAGGCTGTTGACCTGAGAACTGGTTAATAATGCCCATAATCTGCTGCTGGTCTTGTTCCTGCTTTGCTTTCTTCATGAGAGGTTTCTCATTACGCTGGAAATGTGAAGCAGAGTCTTGTACAAACTGACGAAGACGTTGTTCAGCGATAGGTTGTGGCATATAACCCTGTTTAACCTGTTCACGAAGACCAGTTGCAAGCTGTGTTAATTCATCCATGACACCACCAAAATATGGGTCATTCTGCTTGAAGTGGTCAAAGTTTTGATAGAAGGTAGATTCTTTATAGGAGTTATCTTCTTCAGGTTTTGGTGATTGTCCAGTTGGGACACCACTTGGGGGTTGATTAGTTTGGGGACGATTGATAGGAAGGCCAGAAGCCTGAGCAAGTTCGTCAGCACGTTGACGACGCTGAGCCTCTAGTTCTCCCATTCGTTCCAAATAAGCATTAGTGGCCATCTAATTCTCCTTATTTGATTCTTAACGGGGAATACATTGGTTGACTATAAATGTCATTCATAGTTCTAGTTAGTAGCTGATTTTCCATTTTATTACCACGGAAGTTAGCTCTATATGCTGGAGCAAGTTGTGGAGCACTGACACGCTGTTGTTCTTGGTCATTTGGTTTCACACTGTTAATAACACGAGAAACCTGACTCCAAGTATTCGGGTCACTCAATGCGGAGCTACCAGAAGCACCACCAGTTGATGCCGGGACAGTGCCAAGAGCACTTGCAGATGCTGGGGCACTAGCTGCACCATAAGTACCGCCTGAAGCTGCTGCACCTTGAGTTGTTAACATAGCAGGCGTGAAAGAAGATGCACCAGCAGTAGAACCAGCAGCACCGACACCAGCATGACCCATGCTAAGCAAAGACGAGGTTGCTGGCGCTGAGCTTGCCAATGCACCACCTGTGGTAGAAACA